GGCGATTCTGGGATCGCGGCCGTAGCCAATGCACTGCAGCAATCGGCGGAATTTGCCATCACCGACTTGATGGACAGCGCGGGAAACTGAGCCGGCACCCCGAACTGATCGACTGCCTCTATCTGGTTCGGAACGGGGTGCCATTCGACGTTGCGTTCAGCCTTCCGACTGACGAACGCCTGGCGTACGTGGTCGCATTGGGATCGCTGGACGGTGGGGTTTTCGACTGGCATGCCATGCAATGGAAGGTGCGTCCATGACCCGTCGCAAGGCCGCGGCCATCGGCAGCCGGTTGGCATTGGGTCGTGGCGTCTCACAAGGCCTGGCTCTGTTGCGAGCGAAACTCACCATGCTCGATGTTCCTTTGGGCTCGGATGCGACAATGCCCGCCACGCTGACGCGGCTCGGAAAGAGATTTTCCATGCTTGCTGCGACCATTGCGCCTATCAGCCGCAGCGCGCCGCGCATAGCGGCTTCGATTGGATTGCCATCGTCGGGTTCGGTTGACCTAAATCCGCAACATTTCCCGGCGATCCCGTCAGTGCCTCCGCACATCGCCCGCGCCACGGCGAACACGGCGCTATTCGCGCCAATCATGCACTACCCAGCCGCAATCAGCAGCCCGCTCCTACCAACGGCCAGCAGCCCAATCCGGTTTGGGTTCGGTAGCCCAGCCGCACCTTACAATGCGCCGCCAGAACCAGATACGAAGGATCGGGAAGATGCGCCGCACGTGGCTCGGCCGGCGGCACATCGAGCCTCCCACGCAATTGCTACGCGGGCGTGGCAAGGTGACTCTCAATCACCTCTGCAGGCGATGTCGCGGCCGGCCTATATGCCCTCGTTGGCGCCTGTGATTGCCAACATCGCCTCAAATACGACCTCGGGTCCCGAGCCCAATGTGGTAACTCCCCAGACAGCGGAACAAAGCTCTTCGCCGTCGGTCGCTCTGGTCCAGTCAAGCCAGTGGCCTGATCGGCTTCGGCGGGTTGCCCCAAGCCAGCGCTCGATCGTTGCAGCGGCTCCGGAGAACTTCACCGCCGCACCTATCGTCCTCCCCAAGCCACAGGACGATTGGGCGGCGAACGGGAATTCGGCCAGTACTTGGCCTCCACCCGATCCGAAGCGGAACTTCTCCCGGCAGGTCGTCAGGGCAACACCGCGCCCCACCGGTCAACCCGAGTCCACGCAAGACACTCGGGAACAGCCACAAGGGACCATTGCAATTGACGGCGCGCAGATGGGCCGCTGGATGATTGACCATCTTGAAAGACAAGCCTCGCGGCCCGGAACAATGACAACCGGTTTCGATCCCAGGATGACCGCCACGTTTCCTGGCGCACCCATAGGTGCCTGAACGGATTGCAGTGCGGCGTGTCCCGAATGTGCTGCGCTCAGGCAGCCAGTCCCACCGACCACAATACCGGCCGACATAGCTGAACGGCGCCCACATGTCTGATATCGCGCTTCTCCTTGGCCCGATTGCCTTTCGGGATTTCGAACTTCCGTCCGGCGTGAATTTTGGCGGCAGACAGCATCTCGCGGTACACAGATTGCCGACAGGGGCGCGCGTCGTCGACACACTAGGTCGCGATGACGCCGAGATCTGCTTTACGGGTATTTTCACTGGACCAGATGCAACGATGCGCGCCCGCAGCGTTGACGAAATGCGCGTGTCCGGGCTGGCCTTGCCGCTGACATGGGACGTTTTCTTCTACACCGTGCTGATCGCCGAATTCTGCGCAGATTACCGCAATGGCTGGTGGATCCCTTATTACGTACGGTGCACAGTACTCCAGGATGAGGCGTCATCGTTGACGCAATTGACTGTTTCGCTCGCCTCTACCGTACTCGGCGACATCGGCAGCGCGGTCGGTTACGCCTCGGATGCCGGACTGGATCTCTCCGGGCTGCAGGCAACGCTCACAGTACCTGGTGCCACAACCCTTGGAACGGCTGCTTTCGCGTCAGCTCAAGCGGATCTGATCGGCGCCCAATCCTCGATCGCCGCCTCGGCCGGCATCGCAGATGCGACACTGACCGCCGTGGAATTTGGCGCCATCAGCACGGCAGAGGATGGCATCAGTGGACTGTCAGCCGCGACCGACGCGAGTGGCCAATTGGCGTCGCTTGTCTCCGCCGGCGCGTTTGTCCGCCGTGCGGCTATCAACCTTGGAAACGCAAGCAGCTGACCATGAAATCCATTACCGTGGCCGGAGAAGACTTGTTCCACGTAGCAGCCGTTCAGCTCGGGGACGCAACCCAGTGGATCCGGATTGCCGAGCTAAACCGGATTTCGGATCCGATGTTGGCTGGCGTGACAACGCTGCTGATCCCGGACACTGATCCCAGTGCGGGAGGCGGAGTTGCCGCTCAGTGATCCCGTTCCGATTTCGCGGGCTCCCCGCCTCCGCCTCACTGCAAATGGCCAGGTCCTCACCGGAGCATTAGAAGCAGAGGTCGTATCGAACAACTACTACGCGGCTGATCGCTTCAGCGTCATCGTGGCACTCGGGCCGGACCCCTGGGCTGATGCCGCGTTCTGGGCTGCTGCGAGCGATATCCTGGTAGACGTTCAATTCAGCCTGGATGGTGGGGCTTCTTTCGTCAGTCTCATCCAGGGTGCCGTCGACGACATCAACATCGATCCCATCCTCGGTCTGGTTCATATTGACGGCCGCGACCTCACTGCAGCGTTGATTGAGGCACGAACGCAAGAGACCTTCGCTAACCGCACTTCAAGCGAAATAGCTTCGCTTCTTGCTCAACGGCGCGACCTGACTCCCCATGTCGCCCCTACCAGCACCCCGATCGGCAGATATTACCAGAGTGAGCACGATCGTACCACGCTCAACCAATTCAGCAGAACAACCACCGAGTGGGACCTGCTGGTTTTTCTTGCCCGGCACGAAGGCTTCGATCTTTTCATTCAGGGGCGCGCACTCTACTTCCAGCCAGCCGCCCAATCAGTGGGGTCTGTGCTGGCATTGACCCCGAAGGACGTACTTGACCTCAGACTGGGGAGATCGCTCACCCTCGCGCGCGACATCGAAGTGGTCGTCAAGAGCTGGAATTCACGGGAGAATTTGGCATTGGCCCAGCGCGCAAGCACGAGCGGTTCTGACTCTGCCGGTCGGTCCGACTCATCGGCCCAACGTTACGTCTTCATGCGGCCGAATATGACACCAGATGAGGCTCTCAGGTTTGCCCAACGTAAGATCGCGGAACTGACCCGACATGAGCGCACCATCAGGATCAGCATGCCGGGAGAACTTGCGCTTACGCCCCGCAGCATGATTGCATTAGAGGGTACAGGCACAAGTTTCGACCAAACCTATTACATCGACGTGATTGAACGGAGGTTTCGCCAGAACGGCGGGCTTATCGAGCACGTCATAGCTCACAATTCGTCCGCAGGACGCGGCGTCGCCGCCGAAATCGCCGGGTCTGATTCATAATGGAGCGTTTTTTTAACGTAATCAAGCAACACGCGGGAGCGCTGGACCAGGCCAGCAGCCAGCCGCGCTTCGGGACGGTGACCTCGGTCGATGCGGAAACGGCAACGGCAAAAGTCACCTTGCAGCCGGAAGGCGTATTGACCGGATGGCTGCCTATACTTTCGCCGTGGGTTGGTTCCGGATGGGGCTTGTACTGTCCGCCGTCTCCCGGCGATCAAGTCCTGGTGGTCGCCCAGGAGGGTGACTCAGAGCACGGTCTCATCATTGGAAGAGCCTTCTCAAACACACAAATTCCTCCGGCTGCTCCAGTTGGAGAATTCTGGCTCGTGCACAAATCAGGCAGTTTCATAAAATTGCAAAACGATGGAACGATTCAGATCAGGGGAGATCTCCACGTGGCGGGCGACGTGTATGACCGGCAAGGCTCGTTGTCCCGACTGCGCAGCCACTACGACGGCCACACGCACGTGGACTCGCGAGGGGGTACCACCAGCACGGCCAGCCAGACGGACTGAAGTCAATGGCGGACACATTCCATCAGTGGGGATCTGACCTGGCGGTCAGTGCGACGGGCGACATCTGCACTGCCGCTGGATCGCTGCTTGGGCAGCAACGCGTATTGCGGCGGCTGCTCACCAATCCCGGGGACTACATCTGGCAATTGGACTACGGTGCCGGGCTCGCGCGGTTCATCGGGCAGCCGGCGAATCCACTGCAGATCAAGGCGGTAATACGAAGCCAGATCTTCAAAGAGGCGACCGTCGCGCGTCAGCCGGAACCGTTGGTCGAAGTGCAGGTTGCACCCGGCGGTGCATCCGGCACTGTCTACGTCTACATCCGATACTTCGACACCGAGAGCGGTCAGACGCAAGTACTCTCGTTCTCTGTACGAGGCTGAGCCAATGCAGCT